CTCCAGGCAAATCGAAAGATGTATCCGATGAACCAGAGAGTGCCTCTACTGCTGTTAAGCCAAAGTACACAGTAGTAGAAGGATCGAAGATGAGTATGATCCAGGCTATGGTTGAAAAAATGAATATTATGAGAAAAGAAGACCTCATAAATTCTTTTGACAGCCTGATGGATGCACTCGATGTTGATAGGCATCAAGTCAGTGAAGATGCTGAAGATAACGTTAGAGTTGTTTCGCACAACCACAAAATATCTGCAAGAGACATTAACATCGACGAGCATGTAGCAGCATTGTTTGCTGGCGATGATACTCTTACCGAAGAATTCAAAGAAAAAGCAATTACTATTTTTGAAGCAGCTGTTGTTTCAAAAGTAAATGACCAGCTAGAAAAATATGTTGTAGATATCGAATCAGAGATTGAAGCAGAAAAAGACAGGTTGAAAGAAGAGTTGTCCAGTCAATTGGATCAGTATCTTGACTACGTTGTTGAGAACTGGATGGAAGAAAACAAATTGGCTGTAGAAACAGGCATAAAGACAGAAGTCACAGAAAGTTTCATCGACGGCTTGAAAAACTTGTTTGTTGAACATTACATTGAAATTCCAGACGACAAAGTAGATGTTGTTGAGGAATTGGCTTATCGTGCAGATGATCTCGAAATCCGTCTCAACGAGGAAATTGAGAAGAACTCATACATGAAAGCTCAGATGGTAGAATTCAAGAAGGCTGAGCTTATAGCTGAGGCTTCTGAATCTCTTACTGAAACACAGAAGGATAAATTCAGTGTTTTAGCTGAGAGTGTTGATTTTGTCGATGAAGAAAGATTTGTACAGAAGCTTGAAACTCTGAAAGAAAGTTATTTCACAACTGCAGATAAATATACATCAATGACTAATAGTTTCGATGACGCTGAGCCGCTTGAAGAAGAAGTACAGCGTAAATTTGCTAATCCGGAAATGTCAGTTTATGTAAATTCAATTTCAAGATCATTGAAAAGCAAACAATTATAAATAATAAATACCGAAACCGTAAAGGAGACATAAAGAATGCAATATGTATCAGAACAACTTATCGAAAAATGGTCACCAGTAATTGACCATGCCGATCTTCCTCAAATTAAAGATGCTCATCGCAGATCTGTAACCGCCACTTTGCTTGAGAACACACAGCGTGCCTCTCGCGAGTCAGGTTCTGGTTCGGGTGGCTATTCAATGCCTTCCCTGCTTGGTGAAGCAGCTCCAGTCAACGCAATGGGTGGTTCTTCTTCTGTAGCCGGCGATGGCAACATTGATATTTTCGATCCAGTGTTGATATCACTGGTTCGTCGTTCAATGCCTAACCTCATTGCTTATGATATCGCTGGCGTACAGCCAATGACAGGACCAACTGGTCTTATCTTCGCAATGCGTGCTCGTTTCGATTCACAATCAGGCAGCGAAGCTCTTTACGACGAAGCTCTTACAAACTTCTCTAAATCTCGTGCTGGTAATACCCTGTCTCGTTTTGTAAGAGACCAATCTGGTGCAGGTGTTACTGTAGGCCAAGTAGGTACCGATCCTACTGCACGTGCCTCAGCTAACGGCTACACAGTTGCTACTGGTATGACAACTGCACAAGCAGAAGCACTCGGCGATGCTACCAACAATGGCTTCCAGCAAATGGCATTCTCAATCGAGAAAGTTTCTGTAACTGCTGTATCACGTGCTCTGAAGGCCGAATACACAATGGAACTGGCTCAGGATCTGAAAGCTGTCCATGGTCTGGATGCAGAAACAGAACTGGCAAATATCCTGTCAGCAGAAATTCTGGCTGAAATCAACAGAGAAGTTGTTCGTACTGTTAACTACACCGCTACAGCTGGTGCACAAGACAATACTGCAGTTGCTGGTACGTTTAACCTGGATATCGACTCTAATGGTCGTTGGGCTGTTGAGCGTTTCAAAGGTATGATCTTCCAGATCGAGCGTGAAGCTAACCGTATCGCTAAAGACACCCGACGTGGGAAAGGTAATATCCTGATCTGTTCTTCTGACGTTGCTTCTGCACTTCAGATGGCAGGTGTCTTGGATTATACTCCTGCTCTGTCTGCTAACCTGCAAGTCGATGATACAGGTAATACTTTTGCCGGTGTCTTGAATGGTCGCATCCGAGTATACATTGACCCATACTTCGCTAGTGCTTCAGGCAACCAGTACTTCACTGTTGGTTACCGAGGTTCAAGTGCTTTCGATGCTGGTCTGTTCTATTGCCCATACGTGCCGTTGCAAATGGTTCGTGCGGTTGGCGAAAATACATTCCAGCCAAAAATCGGCTTCAAGACTCGTTACGGCATGGTTGCTAACCCGTTTGCTAAGGGTGCAACAGCTGGTAACGGTGCTATATCGTTCGCCGATAAGAACGTGTACTACAGACTGGTAAACGTATCCAATCTGATGTAATAATAAAAAGATCTGATTTATCAGACATTTTAAAGGAGCCTTCGGGCTCCTTTTTTTTATAGATAAATAATAGTAGAGGTAATTCATATGAGCATTATTGATTCACAACCAACAAATAAAAACATGTTGTCTGCTACTGGTTTCAAGTTCACTTTGAACAGAGCACCTTCTATTAGTTATTTTACATACAGTGCGCCTATTCCCTCAATTTCACTGGCTGAGCTTGAAATAGCTAATCCTTTCATAAGTATTCCATATCCTGGTGATAAGGTCAGATATGATTCACTTGCACTCAGGTTTAGGGTAGATGAGGATTTAAAAAACTATCTTGAAATACATAACTGGATGGTATCTATAGGCGTTCCCGAATCTTTCAGCCAATCCCGTCACAGGGGAGATAGATCTGAATCTTTTAAAAATAATGGAATCTATTCAGATGGATCGCTCGTTATATTGACAAGTAATCAAAATGCAAACCTACGTATTAATTTTGAAGATTTGTTTCCTGCATCATTATCTGAGTTGACGTTCGATGCGTCAATAGCTGATGTTGAATATCTTGAAGCAACAGTAACCTTCAGATACAAATTATACACCATAGAAAAAATATAATTAGATAAAGTCTTTATTTTACACTATGAGTTGATTTTTATCGGTTTTGTTAGTATACTGTACATACATAATTTATAGGTGATATGATGATAGTTGAACAAATAGCAGATATGTGGATACAGGATGCAAAAATAGATGATGTGGATCTTGATACCGAAAGTCTCAAAATACCATCACTTCATGCCAAGTATCTTAAAATGCTGTATCAAGAAAAGCTTAAACTCAAAAGTTTTCTGTTAAGAAAGAAAACACTATCTCATCTTTTATCCGAATACTATAGAGGAGATTTGAATAGTCCCGAAGATCTCAAAGAGATTCAACGGGAACCGTGGAGACGTACTGTATTGAAGCAAGACATAGCTAGCTATGTAGACAGTGACAGTGAGATGATAAAACTCTTGACAAAGATTTCGTACCAAGAGGAAGTCGTTATGTTGTTAGAAGATATTATAAAAAATATTAACAACAGAGGTTTTCAAATAAAAAACGGTATTGACTGGCGCAAACTTACAAACTTCGGTTTATAGAGAATTGATTACATTATCTAAAGTGAATGAAACATATATTAAAGTGGACTGCTCTAACGGAATAAAAAAAGAGTTAAGTGATTTCTTTTCTTTTTTTGCTCCTGGGTATAAATTCATGCCACTGTACAAAAACAAAATATGGGACGGAAAGATAAGATTATTTGAAAGCAATTCAACAATATATCTTGGATTGCTTTCTTACTTAACAGCCTTCTGTAAAGATAGAGATTATGATCTAGCTATACAAGACAACCTCGATTATTCGAATGAATGCTCGGTAGTAGAAGTACAAGATTTTGCAAAATCGATAGGATGTACTCTTACACCTAGGGACTATCAACTTGAGGCTGTCGCTCACTGCATAAGATTGAACAGGGCTTTAGTATTATCGCCCACCGCTTCAGGCAAATCGCTAATCATTTATTTGCTTACTCAATTTTACCAAGAACATAAAACATTGATTGTCGTACCAACAGTTTCATTGGTTCATCAATTGGCTGGTGATTTTAAAGGGTATGGATATAACAAACAATGTAAATTAATTACTGCAGGAATTGATAAAAACAATATTGAAGAAGATATTGTTGTCACTACATGGCAGTCTGTATACAATATGCCTAAGGAATGGTTCAGCCAATTTGGTGTTGTTATAGGTGATGAAGCTCACTTGTTCAAAGCTAAATCTCTTACCCAGATAATGACTAAATTGACCGACTGCAAGTACAGGTTTGGTTTCACAGGAACACTGGATGGAGCAGAGGCTCATAAACTTGTCTTGGAAGGATTGTTCGGTCAAACAAAATCATTTGTAAGTACAAAGGATCTAATAGACTCGGGTACAGTAGCCGATTTAAAAATAAAAATATTGGTGCTCAAATACTCAGATGAAATAAGTAAGATGGTATGCAAGTTAGATTTTCAAGATGAGATGGATTTCCTTGTCAGGCATCAAAAGAGAAACAATTTTATAAACAATCTCGTCCAATCGTTGAATGGTAATACTCTGGTATTGTTTCAGTATGTAGAAAAACATGGAAAAGATTTGCATGCTTTAATAGAAAGCAAAATAAAGAATGGCAGAAAAATATTCTTTGTTTCAGGCGGTACGGATGCTGAAACCCGCGAAAGCATAAGAGACATAACCGAGAAAGAAAGTGACGCAGTAATAGTAGCATCGTATGGTACATTCAGCACAGGAATTAATATTAAGAAATTGCACAACATCGTATTCGCTTCCCCTTCGAAATCAAGAATACGTAACCTACAATCAATAGGAAGAGGATTGAGGAAAACTGAAGGCAAAGCAACCTGTGTACTTTACGACATTGCAGACAATCTTCAATACAAGCAAATTGTCAACACTACCCTGAGACATTTGCATGAAAGAGTAAAAATATATAACGAGGAACAATTTAATTACAAAATTTATAAAATAATTCTGGAGTAGTGTATGAATAGCGAAGTAAGAATTATAAAACTTGTTACTGGTGAAACTGTAATATGTTACGTTGGGGAACCAACTGATCTTGAGTACACTACCATGGTCCATCCATTAATTTTCAATACAATGTATAAGCAAACAGGTGAGGTATCGATCGTAGCTACCAAGTGGTTGGAAAGTGAATCGCATATGCACACAATACAAAATCACAACATCATTATATCAACCAAAGCTTCGGAAATGATAACAGAATTGTATATCAGTAGCGTGGAAGAAATGATAGAATCAGATCTTGAAGAGGCGGATGAAGATGACGGATTTGCCCAAGGAGATTTTTCCAATCAACAGGAGCAAGATGAGGATGAAGTGATAACGTATCACTAGTTGATTAATGTCTATATGTATGGTATAATATTTTTATTTTAAAGGTGTATTATGGTTAAAGCGAAGAAAAAAGTTAAGCAAGAATATGTAAACAATAAGGATTTTCTTGCTGCCCTCATAACCTACAGCGACTCGGTTAAGCAGGCTAGTGAGCAGGGTACTGGTCGTCCACGGGTACCCAACTACATAGGTGAATGTATAATGAAGATATCTACTCACCTTGCCCGTAAACCCAACTTCATCAACTATACATTTAAAGATGAGATGATCGCCGATGGTATAGAGAATTGTCTGCAATACATTGACAACTTTGATGCAAACAAATCTTCCAATCCTTTTGCCTACTTTACACAAATAATTTGGTTTGCCTTCATTCGTCGTATCCAGAAAGAGAAGCAAGTGTTGTACACCAAGTACAAATTAACACAGCACGTCAATCTTATGAACATATCCTCTGACTCACAAGATCACGACAGCGATGTAGACTTCAATGACAACATTAAAATGAGTGAGTGGTCGGAAGAATACATGAATACCTTCATGGAAGATTTCGAAGAAAATAAACGTAAAAAAGTAAAGAAACGTGAGAACATCCTACAATGAAATTAGCTTTAATAACTGACTTACATTTTGGCGTAAGAAATGACAACACAGCCTTTGCTGATCATCAGGAGAAGTTCTACTCCAACGTGTTCTTTCCCTATCTCAAGGAACACAATATAGACACAATTGTAGATCTTGGTGATACATTTGATAGAAGAAAATTCATCAACTTTGTTTCTTTGGATAGAGCAAAGAAAATGTTTTTTGATCCAATAGAAAAAAATAACTACACGCTTCATACACTTGTAGGAAATCACGATTCGTTTTACAGAAACACGCTTGAAATCAATTCAATGAATCTTCTAACTGATAGTTATAGAAACATTCATATATACGAAAACGCTGAGGTTGTGCAATTTGATGACATTAATATCATTATGGTGCCTTGGATATGTGCCAGCAACGAACAAGTAATATTTGAACTTTGTGCACAAACTGATGCACCTGTTCTTTTCGGACATCTTGAGCTTGCAGGATATCAAATGTACAAAGGTCAATCAATACATCATGGCATGAGTGACGATTGGTTGCAACGATTCGACATCGTATGTTCTGGTCACTATCACACGAAGACGACGACAGGTTGTGTTAATTATCTTGGATGTCCATATGAGATGACGTGGTCCGATTACAATGATCCCAAGGGGTTTCATATTTTCGATACTACCACAAGGGAGTTAACATTCGTTGTAAATCCCTATAAGATGTTCTATAAGATACACTACAACGATCAAAACAAAACAATGGAGGAAGTTCTCAACCAAGATTTTTCTGAATTCAAAGGAGCCAATGTTAAGGTTATTATTGTACAAAAAACGAATCCTTATTGGTTTGATTTGTACATTGAGAAACTTGAGAAGTCAGGACCAATACACGTTCAGGTTGTTGAAGATCATTTAAATCTCAATCTTGAATCGAACGAAGATATTGTGAACGAGGCTGAAGACACTCTCACAATCCTGCACAAGTATGTTGACGCTTTGGACATTGGCATTAATAAAGACAAAGTTGAAACGGTCATAAAAGATCTGTATACTGAAGCTCTCTCCATAAGTTAATACTCTGGTACACCACAATATGATAATTTTTAAATATTTGAGATGGAAAAACTTTCTCAGTACGGGCAATGTTTTTACTGAAATAAAACTTGACAAGGATAAAACCAGTTTAATTATTGGTGAAAACGGAGCTGGTAAATCTACAATACTGGATGCTCTTTCCTTCTCCCTGTATGGAAAACCTTTTCGTAAAATAAACAAAAAGCAATTGATCAATTCTATCAACAGCAAAGAAGCTGTTGTGGAAGTTGAGTTTTCTATTGGAACACATGAGTATAAAATAAGTCGTAGTATGACAAAGTACGGCACATCGAAATTTGAGATATACAAAGACGATGAGCTTATTAATCAAGACGCAGCTGCTAAAGACTATCAGGAGATGCTTGAGAAAAATATTCTTAAGTTGAACCACAAGTCGTTTAGTCAGATTGTAGTTTTAGGCAACAGTACGTTTGTACCCTTCATGCAGCTTACTACACAGCATCGCCGAGAAGTTATTGAGGACTTGCTTGATATTCAAATATTCTCAACAATGAACAATTTGTTGAAAGATAAGATGGCAGAGAATAAGACCTCGCTTGTGCAGATTGATTACTCAATCAACCTTGCTCAGCAAAAAATTGAGATGCACAAAAGCTACATTGAAGAGACAAACACGAATATAGAAAAAAGAATTAATGAAAGCAATATAAAAATTGTGAAAGCTCAACAAGAAATTGCGCAAGAAAATGAATTGATAAAATCATTGCAGGAACAAGTAACGCAGCTTCAAAGCAACGACTTGAACATAACAGCACTGAGAACGAAAAGAAAAAAGTTAGAGCAATTTGATTACAAACTTCAAGATAAGATTAAAAAAATATCTGACGAAATACTCTTCTACAAGCAAAACGATGATTGCCCTACATGCAAGCAAAACATGGATACAACTTTCAAGAATGGAATTATTGAACAGAAGCATACTTGTCTAACAGAAACGAACGAAGGTGTATTGAAGCTGAACCAAGAGTATGAAAAAATAGACGTCCAGATAGAGGAAGTGTTGACAACGCTAGATGAAATATCTACAATTCAACGTGAAATTACAATACACAATGCACACATAAACTCTCTGTCGCTACTTGTCAAATCAATACAAGAAGACATTGAAAAAACAAATAATCATGAGAGAGACAACACTCAGAAAAATATATTGTTGAACACTCTTGAAGAAGAATTGAAAACAAATCGTAATACAAAAGAACACCTACTTGAACAAAGAGGCGTACTTGATGTATCTTCTTTGATACTAAAAGACACGGGTATCAAAACAAGAATTATTAAACAGTACACTCCTATAATGAATAAGCTGATCAACAAGTACCTTGCATCAATGGAATTCTTTGTACAGTTTGAGTTAGATGAAAACTTTAATGAAACTATTAAATCCAGATTCAGAGATGACTTTAGCTATGAATCGTTTTCAGAAGGTGAGAAAATGAGAATCGATTTGGCACTTTTGTTTACGTGGCGAGCAATCGCAAAATTACGTAACAGTGTAAGTACCAATTTGCTTATAATGGATGAGGTGTTTGATTCCTCTCTTGATACAACAGGCACTGATGAATTCATGAAAATATTGAATGAGTTTTCAACCGATACAAATGTTTTTATTATCTCGCACAAAGGTGATCAGCTAATGGACAAATTTCAAAATACGATTCGTTTTGAAAAAGTTAAAAACTTCAGTAGAATAGCATTATGATATACGATCTTGTAGATGGCAACAGCGTTATACTCAAACAAGAATGTGTTAACTTCAACTTCTCAGATCCGCCAGTAGATCCCAAACAACTGGCGGAAAACTTAAAAGAATCAATGATACATCATCGTGGCATTGGTCTGTCTGCATGCCAAGTTGGTCTGCCTTGGTGTGTATTTGCTGTCGGTGATCCACGTGATCCCGATAACATCACTGTTATGTTCAATCCTAAAATAGTAC